TTATTCACTTTCTTCCCCTTTTTCGGTGTGCGCTTCGGGCGCGTTCCGCACCTCGTTCCGCAGCTGCGCATTGCGCGCTTCGAGTTTTGCGACCGCAGAATCGCTCAGCGACGCGGTCATCGCCTGGTAGAGATCGAGCATTCGGGCGACGGTGGAGACGGTCCAGCCGAGCATCGCGGCGATTTCTGATGGCGTGGCACCGGCTTGCGCGAGGATGGTGCAGGCGGTCCCCCGCAGGTCGTGGAAGTGCAGTCCGTCGCGTCCGGCGCGAACGACCGTCTCCCGCAGCGATGGTCGAAGTTGACCTTGCCCCATGGCTTGTCGTTGCGCGTCAGGATCGTCTTGGCGGTGCGCGGCTGCGCATCCAGGAGCGCCTTCAGCGACTGAGTGACCGGCATGTCGATCATGCGATTGCGCTTTGCCTGCCGCAGCCGGATGCGTGCGCCATCATAGGCCGTCCAGGGCAATGCCAGGAGGTCACCCTTGCGTTGGCCGGTACCCAGCGCCAGTTCGAACGCGAGCCTAATTTCAGGCTCGGCAACCTCCTGCAGCGCTGCAATATCCGGCGGCAGCCATAGCTTGTCCGCGCGATCCGCCTTGTAGACCTTCTTCGGACGCGTCGCGTGGTTGTGCATCAGCAGGCCACGATCGCGACCCCATTCGAGGACGATGCGAAGCACGCCCAGCACGGCGTCCGCCTGGCGCGCGGACGTCTTGGCGCGATCGTCCCGCCACTGGAGGAAGCGCACGCGGATTTTTGGGTCTTCGATCACCGCCAGCGGGTGGTTGCCGAACCGCTCGCCAATGCGGAGCAGCGCGGCGTCGTAGTCGCGCTTTGTCCTGGGTGCGAGCTTCAGATACTGGGGCGACCGCTGATACCCGTCGATGATCGCCTGAAGCGTGCCATGGGTGCGGGCGATGCGGGGCGCCTGAATCGCGGCGTGAAAGGCCCGCATGAACGCAGGGGTGCCGGGCGCGAACTCTTCTGCCTCGTCGCCGTCTTGGGGCTTTAGGGCGCCGAACCCGCGCAGGAAGTAGTAGGTCCGGCGCGTGCCGTCCGCGAGCTTCTTCTTGCTGGCGTAGACGCCCTTAAGCGGCACGCGCATGTTCCGCCTCCCACTGTTCGAGCGGCGAGAGGGTGGTCGTGCCGGTGTCTAGGCGGGCATGGCGGTCGAGCAGCTGGTCGTGCGCGCGCACGTCGTAGCGATTGGTCCCACGCACGGGGCCAGGCACCAAGCCCTTCTGCGCCCAGATGTCATAGGTCGCGGTGCTGATGTGTCCCAGGTATGCGCAGATGCCAGCCTTGCTCTGCAGACGCGCCTGTGGGTCGAATTCCGGGCTCATGCGGCGTCCTTTCGATCAGCCAGGGTGTCGCGGATGGCGGTGGCGTGCGCGGCTGCGGCGGCGGCATGCCGGTCGAGCGCATCTGCAATCGCGCGCAAGTCGTGGATGGCGACGCCGCGGGTGGCTTCGAGCTTGGCGCGAAACGAGCGGCCCTCGATCCCCAGCGCAGCGGCAGCGCGGGCTGTGCCAAACAGGTCGGCAGCGCCACGCAGCAGCGTGATACGGCGGGCGCGGTCGCCTATGCTGAGCCTGTTTTTAGGCTCGCCGTTCCCAGCCGCAGGCAAGGCGCTCTCCATCGGGTCACCACATGGGCGGGGGGCGGCGGGGGATCGGGTGGCAATCGCTGATGAGGGCGAGGGCGGGACGCTGCCCGTCGATGCGGATCGTGGCGAAGCGGCCGCGCACGGTGAGGACGTCGCAATGTGCGCCGCGCGGGCCGAGGCCGAGGAAGACCGCGCGGTCGCCGCTGGCGGCGGCGCCGGTCGGTTTGCGCGCGCTCCCATCACCGCTGGCCCTTGGCATCGGCGAACGTCTTTACGATCAGAGCGGGGATGCAGAGCATCGCGATGGCGATGCCACCGGCGATGACCAGGGCGCGCAAGGCCCGGCGGGTCATCTCCCGCCGCTTGAGAACGCGGCGGGCGGTCACAGGCCTTCCCCAGCGGGATCGCAGCGAGTGCAGCTGGTCGCCGTCGCCCAGCTCGGCATGTCATGATCGTGGGTCGAGGTGCCGCAGCCGCGACAGACGCGCGGATGGCGACACGGGTCCACGTCGGCCAGCTGCTGGTAGACGTCGGCATCGAACGGCATCACCGCGGCGATCGCGTCGAGCGTTTCTCGCATGCGGGCGCGGACGCTCGGCGCCTCAAGCATGAGGAGGATCGAGACGAAATCGCGGCCGATCGCCAGCATGTCGGCGGGCAGCTCGCCGGCCTCAACCAACGCGGAGCGCAGCTCGGTTAGCCGCGCGGCGAGGTCGCGGATCTCAAGACCGGCAGCCTTGCGGCGCAGGCGCAGATAGCCCTCGGGCGTCAGCAGCCGTGCATCGGGGATGCGGGGAAGGAACCGCTTGCGCGGCGATGTGGTGAAGGCGTGACGGTGCAGCATGGGGCATCCTTTCGGGAACAGGGCAAAGCGGGGGCGATGCCGGCAGCGGGGTGCAAAGCCGGGTAAACAGGGCAGTCGGGGAGAAGCGGGCGGGCGGCGGGTGCCGCGGTGGATCAGCCGCTCATGGGATCGGGCGCCTGGGCGACGTCCGGACCAGCGTCGTTCGCTGGGTCGCGGTTGTCGTCGTTGGCGGGAACCGGCAGGCGCTTCGGCCCAAGGTTACGGTTGCCGAAGGGCAGGTGGATGGCGGCGTTCGGCATCGCGCTGGGAACGATGGTGCGAACCGCCTCCAGCTGGGCGACGAAGGTGTGCCCGCAGCGGTGGTTCGTGCAGGCATAGTCCAGCTCGCGGACCAGTGACGTGACTTGTGCGCTGCTGCGCACGATCGCGCGCGATCGGCAGTGTGGGCAGTCGAAAGAAGGCTGGCGCGGACGCGCGATGCGACTCATTGGTGGGAACCCCCGGCTTTCCCGACCGGCCCCGCGCCGGTCTTTAGGAAACTGAACAGCCGGCGCTTGACGGCGGCGAGCGCGCTTTCGGCCTGGTCGGCTTCGAGAAGCGCGCGCTGCGCATCGTTGGGGCTGTAGCCGGGCTGGCAGACCGGCAAACTGGCGGCGATCAGGTCGCCGAACTCGCGGGCGGCGGTCGCCACCTCGCGGGAAAGGGAGTTTGCGCAGGCGGTGCGCTCGGCAACGACGATCTCCAGCTGCACGGCATAAGCGTCATGCAGCGGGGCATTCTCGCCGCCGGCAGCGATGTACGCAGCATCCAGGGCGACCGCTTGGGCGAAGCTGGGGCAGGAGGTGGTCGCCTCGTTCGTCCAGTCCCGGATGCAGGCTGACTTGCGCCCGACGATCTTTGCGGCCGCATCATAGCCAATGCGCCCAGCGATCTGCAGCACGGCATCGGCCGACGTGTCAGGGGTGCGGGGCACGGTCACGCCTGCTTCCGATCGAAAATGCTGTCGGCATTCGATGCGACTGCCCCGCTTAGAGCGGCTACTTGCTCGCTGGAGGCGCGGCGGCGTGCAGAGAGCGGAAAGACAACATCGTAAGGAACAACGTCGAGGTGCAGTTCACTAGCTCGATCGAGAACAAGCGGCTGTTTTGAGGCTGGAACTCGTCCGGTACTCTTCCAAGCCTGCACGGTGGTCGGGCGTTCACCCAACTCCTTAGCCATCGGGCGAATGCCGCCGAAGCACTCGAACAGGTCCGTCTCGCTGATCATGTGCGACATGTACGAAGGAGTCGTACAACGTGCAATGACTATTTCGTACAGACAGTGTACGATTTTTCCGCGACGAGTTTGTGATGGAGACCGCCGCAGTCCGTCTGAAACGCCTTCGCGACAGCACTCACCCGCGGCTGAGCATCAGGCGCCTATCGGAAGAGCTGGGTATCGCACCGTCGTCCTATGCCTTCTACGAAGACCCTAAGAAGTTCAAAAAGCAGTATCTCCCCGTCGGGTTTGCGAAGGCTGTTGCAAAGCCTCTGAGCACCCACGGGGTAGCGGTCGCAGACGTGCTTGCGCTCGCCGGCATCGAGCAGGAAGCCCCCGAGCCTTCCGAGGGGAAGTTGACCTCCCGATCAGCCTCGCTCAGCGGGCATTTAAGGACAGACGATCAGGTCATCCCCATGGGGGTTGTCTTACCTAGTGAGGCCGCTTTGGCGCGCATGTTCGAAGGGCTGCTTCGGCCGCTCGATCTAGCTGCCCCGAAGGACGAACTCGCGCGAATTCTCGCTCAGCGGCTTCCAAATGGCCTAGCGCGGCTCGCAAGCGTTCTTCCGTCCGAGGCGACGGGGCAAGCGACCGCTCCCGATGCAGCGCCTCCACCTCCCGCCACAGATCATCCCGTGTCCCAGCCAGGATCGCGCACATGACCTCGCAGCGGTCGCAGGCAAGCTCGCATCCTGGGGCAGTTCGAAAGACGGGTTCGTTCAAGAGTGACTCGGTATTTGTTCCTATTCCGTTCTCATATGACCTTGCCGAGGCTTGTAGGAAAGCGGCGGCAAACACGCTGTCTGCCGGTAAACATTTGACCACGTCCCGGAGTGAAGCAGCGGGCTTCTAAGGGGCGACGATAGGGGGGAGCATGGGGGCACTTCAGGAGTTCGCGGTTAAGGAGGCGGTTCTCCCGCCTGGTCTCACGGCCTTGCTAAACTGCGAGGACGTCGAAACTCTTCCCGATGCGCCGGATGATACCGACGAGCCCCAGGCGATCGCCGGGTTCCTGTGCGTCATCGAATATGCCGACGCCAGCGGGGTCGTCACCGAGCGCCTGATAAGCTGCCGGCGTTATCTGACTGTCGGCGGTAATGCCTCCGTTGGCGCGATCTGTGGCAACTCCAAGCGATACAAGCTGTTCCGATGCGACCGGATCATGGAGGTCTGCGACGCCGAGACGGGAGCGTCCCTTGGCGACGGCACCTATTTCGAGCGGTTCACGGTGAGCGCGTCCAAGCCGCTAGCGGACATGTGGGACACCACCTCGCCGCGGAAGTCGTTGATCGTCGCCGGCTTGAACGTGCTGGCGTTCATGGCGCGCTGCGACGGCCAGTGGCACCCGCTGGAGACGCAGACGATCGAGGATTTCATCTGTTCGCTGTGGCTGCGGAAAGAGTGGGAAGGATCACCGCCGCTCGACCGGATCGTGGCCCACGCCCGGAGGCTCGCGCCCGATGGCGAGGTGTTTGAAAGCGCGATCCGGCAGTACGCGCACAGTAGCACCTCCCGGGCGGTGCTGACGCAGTATGTGCAGCGGGTGATCGCCGCCGATGGTGTGATCTGTGAGGACGAGCACCGTTGGGCAGCTTGTTATGCCGAGTGCATGGAGGAAGCTGTTGCAGCCGAGGCTGAGGCGCGGCGCGCGGGGCGGTAAGCAATCGAGCCAAGCTAGCCGCTCTCAACCCGCGGATTCGGGCCTGCTGGCTGAGCCACGGCGGAGGGCCTGTCCGCTGCTGTCACTAGCGAGTGGTCGCCCACTAGGGGTAGGCAGCTGTGTTGGGTTAAGGATGGACACTTAAATCGCTGGAGCATGCTGCAGCCGGTTGCAACTTTCGTGTTACACACTTAGTTTACACAACGGTTCACATGACAAGACTCGCACCCCTCTCCGCTGGCACCGCGCCGGATCTCGTGACGCTCACCTCGGCGCCGCTCCGTCACGTGCTGTGCGTGATGCAATTCGCTCCGATCCTCAAAATTAGCGATCCCTCCGGGCAGGGCGTGGCCAAGTTTCAGGATCATGTCCGTAGCACCTATCCAATTTTCCGGTCGGAGCAGCAGCACGAACTGCGTTTCGAGGCGAATGAAGCTGGGCAGGTGGTCAATCAACCATCGGTCATAAGTCATCCTGCGTGGATATTCGCCGATATCAGCGAAGACTGGATCGTTACGCTTACGCATCAATCGCTTGCAATCCAGACGAGTGGCGAGAGCTACGCGGGCCGCAATAATCTCATCAACCGCTTTGGCGATCTGCTGGACGCCTTGCACGCTAGTTATTCACCCGTTGTCCCAGGTCGCTTGGGTTTCCGGTATGTAAATCTGTTCGAAGGCGATCTCCTTGCCGGAATAAGTAAGTATACAAATCCGGCGATGATTGGATTTGGCGGAAGAGTATTCGGAAACAACTTTGAGTCTTCATTCGGACAAACGGAAGGAAGTGTTGGGGCGTCCAAGCTTATCATTAAGACTGGTCGGCTGAAGCCGGGTACCGTTGGTGAAATGATAACGGCGCCCCTAGCTGATACCGCTTGGCTGCTTGATATCGATGCTGCGCAGATGCTTACTGGAGATACGTCTTCAGACCACCTTCGTGACATCGCTGTCGAACTTACGAACCTGAATTGTCAGATGTTCCGATGGGCTATTTCTGACGAGTTCTTGCAGGAGTATCGCCGTGGGTAATCTCCGCTACACAGGCACCGGACGGAGCTTAACGTTTTCCCTCCCGGATCGACTGCCCGCATCGTGTACGATCGTAGCGATCGGCGCGGGAGCTCTGCTTGTGGGTTCAACGGGAAGCCATGCGACCGGCAATAGGATGGTTTCTGCCCTCAGCGTTCAGCCTCTTGTACAGGACCACGCTATCGACCGGCGTCGCCGTCTCGCTATTTCTGCAAGTCAGGCGCTGAGCGAGATCCGTCTTTGGACCGGTCTTGCTTGGGGCACGATAGCAGAAATACTCTCGGTCAGCCGCAAGGCGGTGCATAACTGGTCTAGCGGTGAAGAACCGACGGGCATGAATGCAGATCGTCTCCTGCGTCTTCATGAAAGGGCGGGCACGCTATTCAAGGGTCTCGGTCCGACGAGCGCAGGCCTAGCTCTCAGCCTAGAGTACAAGGTAGAGCCGCGCGGCGGGAGGGCATCGCCTCGGCGTGGCCCGAGCCTGGCGGGCCCTATTCTTGAGAACGACCATTCTCTTGTCGCGGCTCCGCTCCAGATGGTGGGTACACGATCCCGACGACCGATTGGGGAGGCGTAAGCCGGCACCGCATGTCCACAGAGGAAGAGAACTTCGCTGAATGGGGGCAGGGCGATGCTTCGCTCGATGTAGACGCTCTGCCCCACGTCAATGCGGAGAACGAGATCATCGATCTCCGCGTTGCGGGCGTGGTTATAACTTCGCAGACGTGCGACATCGTGAATGGGTCATCCCTCCCGGGATCGCCGGCCTTGATCCAAGTTGCTGGTCTGGTCGAACAAAACGCGCGTTTTGTCGAGGAGGTGCGCAAATTTCGTAGGCCGCGTTATTTATATGTTCCTGCCCTTAGCCATCGAAACTTGGTAGCAGATCTGGAGCTGACGGCGACCTACGACAGGGCTGTCTTATCCAAATGGACGAGGGTCCCGGCGCCCCAAGATCGAGAATCAAGATCGCACTGTTCATTCGCCCTTGGACGCCAGAGGGCGCGGCATGCGTTCCCCGATTTGTGGGCTACAGCGTTCGACAAATTGCGCGACTGGATCAAAGCGCGCGCCGGTAAGGACAGCGACGAAGGTAGATTCGTTGATGCAATTGAGGAACTGCGTGTTGTTGCGGATGACGTGGATCGCCCGCCCAGCATCGACATCATCTGTATCATGCCGGTGACTGCTACCCCGTCTCAGCGAGCAGCTTGGGCGGCGACCATGATTCCGCTGATGACAGGCAAGCTGGACAAGGCGTGGTGTCCAAATGTTGTTGTGAGATTAGCGACGACACGCGAGCTTACAGCAGAAGAATACCTTTCTGCTCGTCCGCTAGACTTTGAAGCAATGAGCCGAGCTGCGAACGATGATGCCCCCATAGCGGGGCGTCCACCTAAGGCAGAAACGGGTGCCGACGCTCAACCCGAATCTACCGGTCCTGGCACTCACCGGAAGTTTTAGATCCTGGGCCGCTGAGGGCCGACCGCTGGCCTCTTCGCGTCGATCTCGTTCGGGGGTAGGGGCAGGCGTGAAACAAGGTATGTCGAACGGTAGGGAAGCTCAGCAGCCGATCACGTCGGGGTACGGCAGGGGTATTGCGTCAGGCCGACGGCTCGTGGTCCTTGGATTCGGCAAAGTTTTCTGAACCGCGGCGGAGGGTCTCTCCGCCTGGAACGGCCGGGATTGGTGGTTAGCGGTCATTCTGCTTTTCGAACTCTCGGATTAGAAAGCGGCCGTTAAATTGTTGGGTCCACACTCTGGCTTGTGACAACAGTCGATTGGCCCAACTCCATGCGGGACTCGAAGAGAAATTGGTCACTCGTGCGCTGCGCTGCCGTCGCAGCGCTGATCGGGAGCGCGTCTGGCTCGGCTCATGCCTGTCGCATGTTCGTATCTCCGAAACTGGAGGACGTACGCTACGCAGATGTCGTGGTCATCGGTCGCATCGCTGATTACCGGATTGTGCGCGACGAAGCTTTCCGCACACGCATGCTGTCGTCTCCGAAATTGCCTGCGGATGTGCGCAACTTGTATCAGGATCCGAAGCAGCGATTGCTGCCTGATTATGCCCGCTTCGAAATTCAGGTCGAACAAGTGCTAGTCGGCGAGGCGCTAGCCGCCGTATCCGTCACTTGGGATAATTCAACCTTCGGCGAACCGGATCAGATCAAGCCCGGACGCTACTTGATTGCGCTACGTCGACCTACCTCGGACAAGCCGCCCCTCCGAGGCCCAAGCGCCACGATTTTGCCCAGCCCGGATGTGAACGCTCTGACACTTCTTCAGGCGCCGTGCTCCAGCGCTTTCATCTATGAGGCGGAGAGCGAGCAAGCTCACGCAATTCGAGCCATTCTGCAGGCCGAGCAGCGATAGACCGAACGTAGTTGGTGTCTGAATTTAGGAACAAGTCACCGACCCACCGACGTCCGCTAGTGGGCGCTTCCTGCCGGTCCGCTTCTGGGGTCGCGGTTGCACCGCGAGGAACGGCGACAAGTGGGTGGTTTGCTGCCATTCACGGTGCAGGCTGTAAACTCTCCGCCATGATTAAGAGACGATCGCTTCCCGAGCTCTTGAAGATGCGGCCGCTCACCAAAAATCGATGTTCGACAAATCGCGGAGGATCGGTCCTCATCCTCCGTTTGTAGCTATCGAGCATCGGGCCGCTCGGGATCGCGAGACCCGTTGTCTTCGCAGGGCAGGCGGTGTTCTGGATATACGAACCACCCTCGATCACACTTTCATCCACCAAGCCCACAACGGTGAGCTTGCCATCGACCCTGTCGCCGGGCTTCACGTCCCAACAACGATCATTGGCGATCTGCACCGCGCGGGGCTCGCATGCGGATAGCAGGGCGATGCATGCCAATGAGGAGAATTGGACCTTCATCCTCGAAGCTTACCGATCAAATCTAACGACCGCTATCGGGCGCTAGCGGTCGTTCCTCCTAGGTACTGCCTAAGCGGCCTCCAGCTTTACCTGGGTAGTGAAACCACGATCTCCCAGCGCGTGGGAGACCTCGGCAACGACCCAGCGCTGGACGTCGATCGCCTGCTTGAATCCGGAAGCGGTGACCCGCTGTTCGGGCTTGATGTCGGCACGCCCGAGCGCAAGATTTAGCGCGAGCGTGCGCGGCTGGCGTGCGGCGCGGCTGCTCTCGGCCTGCGCCGCCGCCTCGGCGTCCGCTTCGGTGGCATAGGTGCGGGACAGCCTGCGCGCGCCATCCGCCTTGCCGACGGTCACCGTCTTTTTCTTCGCCGCGCCGCGATCGTGCCAGCTGGCGGTGACGCCGGTGACCTCCTCTTGCTTCTGCACCTGGTAGTCGTGCCGATCGCCGTCGCGTCGGTGAATGGTCAGCGCCGGCAGGTTCACGCCCGAGATGGTCGCCGCCTTGCCGAGCGGTGCCAGCACCAGGTTGCCCCGCTTGATCGTCGCGGCAGCATCGTGATCGCGCCCCAGGCGGCGCAGGAAGGCGAGATCGCTCTCCCGGCTCTGTGCCTTGGTTGTGACCGGGATCGATGCCAGGGCGGGCGCACAACGCGGCGTCAGCCCATGCGCGCGGGCAACGTCGGCGACGATCGCGCCCAGCGTGGTGCCGCGCCAGCTGCGCTCTCGGCGGACGCGCATGGCGCCGGTGAAGTCGGCAGCGCGGGCGCGAACGGTGATCACGTCGGGCGGGCCGGTGTGCGACACCTCGTCGACGATGAAGGTGCCCTTGTCGACCAGGCCGACCGTGACGTCGCTGCCTTGCTTCCAGCCCAGCTGCACGCGAATCACGGCGCCGGTGCGCGGCAGGTTGAAGGCACCGTCGCTGTCATCAAGCACCAGGTCGAGCTGGTCGGCTTCATTGCCGCGCTTGTCTGTCAGACCGAGCGAAATCAGGCGGGGGCGATTCCGGTTGGCCGGAACGGGGTCGCGCAAACGCGGGGTGATGTCGACGCCGTCCACCTCCACGCGATAGTCGGGGATGTTGGCGATCATGCCGGCTGCTCGCTGTCGACGCGCAGCAGTTCGAGCTGGAAGTCGATCGAGCGCGGGGTGCCATCGGCGAACAGGTGCTTGTGCCGTTCGTCGAGCGTCTGGATGACGAAGGCGCCGAAGACCATGCCGGCGCCGTCGACCAGCGGCCAAGCATCGCCGGTGTTCGCCATGGCGCGCAGCTGATCGAGACTGGCGCGGCCATCCGTCAGCTCGGCATAGGCCGTTCCGCCGATCGAGATTGTTTCCTCGCCGGGACCGACGAATTGCGTCGCGTCACGCTGGCCGATGCGCTGCGACGTGGGATGACGCCAGGCGGTGCGGCGCGACAGATCCTCATGCGCGAGGGTGTCGAGCGAGAAGGGGAACATCCCCAGCGACATCAGCATCAGTTGCTCCAATCCGGGGCGTCTGCGAACGCGGAATAGCTGTCAGCGCGGCGGGCGGCATCGACGCGAGCAAGCGCCTGCTCCACGGCGGCGGCGATGTCCTGCGGATCGCGGTTGGCGCCGTTGATGTGGATCGTGACGGTCATGGGCGCGGGCGGAGCGGCACGCGCCGCCGCCGGCGCGCTGCCGGCGCCAGGCGCAACGCCAGCGGCTGCCAGCGCTGGCGTCGCCGCTGTGACCGCGAGGGCTTGCGTCAGGTCGCGCGACAGCCGCGTCATGCGTCCGACCGGCGCGTCGGCATCGTTGTCGATCCCGTTGTGCAGCCCGGCCATGAGGTGGCCGCCGTAGGCCATGAACACGCGCGAGGGCGACTTGATGCCCATTGCTCGCGCGAAGGCACCCCCGATCGTGGTGGCGACGTTGGTGATCAGCTTCAGCACCCATCCGACACCGGAAAGGATTCCGCGACCCAGCCCCTGGATCAGGTGCAGGCCCATCTGCGAAAACCGCAGGTAGAGCCCGCCCATGAAACCGAGGATGTTCAGCAGCGGCTGCACCACGGGACCGACGATGCCGGCGAGGAAGGCGACGCCGGCCATGAAGCCCGAGCGGATCGCGCCCCAGTTGTCGTAGACCGCTTTTGCCACCAGCATCAGCGCAGCGACGGGCGGCATGAAGATGACCAGGGCGCCGAGCAGCAGGTTGCGGATGAACGCCCAGTTCGAGGTGAAGGTCGAGCGGATGCGCTCCCAGATCCCGCCAAAGAAGCCGGTGATCGCGCCCCAGTTGTTGTAGACCTGGTACGCGCCATAGGCGAGCAGGGCGACCGCGGCGACGACGGCGAGGATGATGCCGATCATCGGCAGCATCGCGATGCCGGTGGCGGTCGACAACGCGCCAAACAGCGCCATCGGCCCCATCATCGCGGCATAGGCCAGGGTCAGCAGGGCAGCGGCGCCCATCATAGCGGTAAGCGCCACGGTGCCGACGACGATCGCCTTGGTGAGCGCCGGGTGACGCTGCGACCAGTCGCCGAGGCGCGACGCCATGGCGGACGCCTTGCCCAGCAGATCGTTGACAGTGGGCAGCAGGACGGTGCCGAGCTGGATGCCGAGCGTGGCCGCGTTGACGGTCAGCTGCTTGGTCTGCTCGGCGCTGTCGCGCATGCGCTCGGCGAAGTCCGCGTCGGTGGTGCCGCTGGCGTTCATCGCCTCACTGCGGATCCGCCGATATTCCTCCATGTTCTGGATGAGCGGGCGCAGGCCCTGCTGCACCTGAGCATCCTCGAACAGGTAGCCGAGCCGCGACAGGTCGCCCTTCAGCGTCTTGTTCGTCAGCTCCGAGATGGCCTCGATGGGCGTCTTGCCCTCGGCATACATCCGCTTCAGCGACTTCGGCAGATCCACGCCCAGCTTCTTGAACGCGCGTACCGTGGCCGGCGACGTGATCTTCTGCAGGACGTTGTTGAGGTTGCCGGCCGCGGTCGCGCTGTCGCCGGCACCCTTGCGGGTGATCTGGAGCGCGGCCGACAGGTCGACGCCGGCGGCCACTCCGGTCTGGCCGAGGCCTTGGTAGGCGGCGGTCAGCGTCGGGAAGTGCTGCGCCATATCCTTCATCTCGAAGGCGCCCGCCTTGCCCGCGGCGGCCATGCCATCGATCATGCGCTGGGTATCGCTGAGCGCGATCTTCAGGTTGTCATGCGCCGCGAAGCTTGCGGCAGCGAGATCCGAGATCTCGGCCTTGTAGGCGGTGGCTGCGCGCCCGATCGGCTGCATCATCGCGGTCGCCTGGCGCGGATCGAGGCCGAAGCCCGACAGCGTATCGACGCCGCCCTGCATCGCCTCGGGTAGCTGGTTGGCGGCGCGCGCGGCCTTCAGCAGATCCGCGCCCATGCGGCCCGTTTCGGCGCGGGTGAGGTTCGCCTTCTGACCGATGTCGGTCATCTTCGATTCGTATTCCTGCGCCCCCTGGATGCCGGCGACGATCGGCAGCGCCATGGCGCCCGCGGTCGCGAGCATGCCCATGCCGGCGCCGGCGACATTGCCGGCCGCACCCATGGTGCGGCTGAACCGATCGCGTGCCGCGCCCATGCGCTGCTCGCGGTTGGCGACCCGCTCCAGGCGGCGTTCCTGCTCAGCCAGCTCGCGGTTGGTGTTGGCGTAGCGGTCGGCCAGATTGCGCTCGTAGTCCGCCAGGTCGCGGGTGTTGGCGCCGGCCGCCTGGAGGGCGGTGCGCAGCTCGCGCAGCTGCTGCACGTCGTGGCGGGTGGCTGTTGGCCAGCTGCTCGGCCGCGCGGGTCGCTTCGGCAAACTCGCGCTTCATTGCGCGGGTAGGCTTGGCGGTCTGCTCGATCTCGCGACCGAGCGCTGCGGCCCGCTGTTCGGCCGCTCGCATTGCAGCGGCCGACGACCGCATGCCGGCGCGCAGGGTGGTGAAGCTGTTCAGCTGTTCCTGAGCACGGTCGACTTCGCGCAGGCGCTCGCGCGTGCCGCGCAGCGCCTCGGTGGCGGCGCGCGACCCGCCGGCGATGTCGCGCAACGGGCGGCTGACGCGGTCGCTGGCGGCGAGCAGCATGCGGATCTTCATGTCGCGATCGGCCACGTCACTTTTCCTTCTTGGGCGCGCGCTCGGCCGCCAGGCGGTGCCAATCCATCAGTTCGGGGATCGACATGGCGGACATCGCCTGCAGGTCGGGCTGCCCGCGCAGCACCCACCAGATGTCCGCCATGATGGGCTCTACTCGGTCGGGGAGACTGCCTGCTTCGCGCTCGACGGCAGCAAAAAATCCAGAACTTCGAGGTGGAACTGGGTCAGGTCCGCCGGGTCCAGCGCGGCGAAGTGCTGCTTGGACAGCTGCGGCTTGGTGATGCGGGCGGCCAGCGATTCGAGCGAGGTGTAGTCGCCCTGGATGAGCGGGTTGACCGACAGGCCGCGCATCTCGCCGGCACCGGGCTTGCGCACCTCGATCTGGGTGCCGGCATCATGCACGACAGCGCCCGCGACGGAGATTGCAGCCTGAAGAGCGAAACTGGAAAAGATAGCAGACATGGGATGATCCTAGATGCGGGAACAGGGGTAGCCCCGGCGCGCGGCCGGGGCCGGTGATCAGAGGCGGCCGAGGGCGGCGCGGTGTGCTTCCATGCGGTCGACACCGCCGATGCGCTCGATCGTGTTGAGGACGTCGATGTAGACCAGCTCCTCGCCGTCGCGGGTGAGCTGGTAGAAGACGACGGCGGTCTTGCCCTTCATCTCCGTATCCTCGCCGGGCTTGCTTTCGCCCATGTCGATCTCTTCGTGGCGACCGCCGAGGATTGCTTCCCAGCTGTGAACGGCGCCCGTGGCATCGTCCTGGGCGGCAGCGGTAAACCGCATCTGGATGCCTTCGAGCCGTTCGTGGCCGAAGCCCATGATCAGGTCGCGCACCCAACCGCCGCAGGTCCACTCCGCCTCCAGCGCCTCACCGCCCATGTCGACCTTGACGGGGCGGTCCATCCCGCCGCCGCGATGCTCTTCCAGCTTGCGGCCAAGCTTGGGGAGGGTGACCGAGGTGTGTTCGGCAACCCAGCGGCCGTCGACGAACAGGTCGGCCTTCTTCAGTTTTTCGGGGAAGCTCATGTGTCGATTCCTTTCGGGAGGTCAGTGGCTGCCCGACGCGATCCATGCGGCGTAGAACAGCAGGGCGAGGACGGCGCAGGCGGCGACCGGCGCGACGAGGATGACTATCGGCGCGGCCCACCAGGGCACGACACCGCAGCCCCACAGCACCGCAGCGACGACGACGCCGAAGATCAGGAGCACGACCAGGAGGCGGTTGGGGATCTCCATCGCTCAGCCGTTCGCCACGAGGTCGGCGAAGTTGGCCAGGAACTCGTCCGAGATCTCCTGGACGAGGTTCAGCCGCTCCAGCGGGGGTACCGGCGTGTAGCGGTAGCCGATGGTCAGGATGCCGGTGCGCAGCTTGTCGACCGGGTTCTTGGAGGCATCGAACACCGCCTGGGCGCCGAAGATCACGCCCGCCTGTTTCATGGCGCGGAACTTGGCGTTGCACTGCTCGACGATGTCGCGCGCCAGACCCGGCGTCAGCGGCTTGTCGATCGCCCAGACCAGGCCGCCCGCGATCGTATCGGCGAGGATCTGGGCGGTGCGGGTTGCGGACTCGAATGCGAAGTTCGCGTCGTTGGCGGTGGTGCGCGAGCCCCAGAAGCGCAGCTCGCCGTTGATGCGCACCAGCGTGGTGACGTTGGCGGCGTTCAGCAGGTTGGCGTCGCAGTCGGGATCCTGAATGTCGAAGGTGACATCGCGGGTGATGCCGACAACGCTGGTGCCGGCCGTGACGGCGGGCAGGGGCACGTTCGACAGCGTCTTGTGCCAGCCCTGATCCTGGTCGATCAGCGCGCGCATGGCGACGGCGTGGGCGGCGGCGAAGCTGGGCACGGTGGTGCCGTCCGCACGGCGCACGGTGACGTCGGGCCAGAGCAGCATGAGGGCGCGCGAGGTGAAGCCGCCGGCATAGGCCTCGACCGCAGCGACGTCGTCGCCCAGCGCCTTGGCATAGGACATGCCGCGCAGCTTCTCGGCCACCTCGGCGAGCGCCTGGGTGATCTCGGCGTTCTCCAGCCCCGGCACGGCGAGGATCCGCGGCTTGACGCCGGTTGCCGCCTCGGCACCGAGCAGCGCCTGCAGGCCGGTGCGCTGGCCGTTGACGCTTGCACCGATGATGGCCGCCTGCGTTGCGGCAGCATCCGCACCGGGAGCGACCCGAACGACCACAACGGGCGTGCGGACGGTGGCAGCGATGGCGGACAGAGTTGCGGCAAGCGTCCCGCCGGCGCCGGCCGCCACGATCGCGGCGTCGAGGTCGCGGACCAGCACCGGCCGGTCGAGCGGGAAGGCGTCCGCAGCGGCAGCGGGCGCGGTGGCGACCAGGCCGATCACGGCGGTGGCGACGGTCGCGATGATACGCGGTGCGTTGGAGACTTCGGTCAGGGAAATGCCGTGGTGGTAACGGTCGGCCATGGTTGGTCCTTTCAGGATGCGCTGGCGGCGAGAACGGGGATGGCGAGGGTGAGCGGGGCGCCGACGCGAGGGCCGTCGAGACGCTTGCCAACGATGCGCAGCACGGCGCTGCCGACGATCTCGCCGGTTTCGACGGTGATGCGCGTGGCGCGGATCCGCGGCTCCTGCCGCATGAGGGCGAGGGCGCCGGCCGCGACCAGCGCGAGCCGGGTGCGATCGTTCAGCGGCTGATCGAGCAGCTCGGGGATGTGCGAGCCGTACCAGCGCCGGCCGATGCGGGTGCCAAGCGGCGTGGCGAGGATGTCCTGCACCGATTGGCGCAGATGCTCGATACCCTCCAGCAGCTTGCCGGTGGAGGCGTTCATGCCGATCATTGCGGCGGACCCGAGATGGCGGCGCCGGCCTGCACCTTGGTGTGGACGTGCTCCTTCAGGCTCTTGCCGGCGCCGACGACGTCGTCGGTGGCGGTCAGCTTGCCGGTGATCTCGACGTCGCAGTTGATCCGGATCTTGCCGGGCGCGATCGTCAGGCCAGTGCCGTCGCCCACGGTGACCATCGCTTCGCCAGCGCCAGGATCGTATCCGATCCAGCTACCGTCTGCGAAAGCGATGTGGGTGGTGTCGCCGCCGGGTGCCGGGTGCGCGTCGGAGAAGATGCCGGGCAGGAGGATGCCGCGGGCAAGATCGCCCTCCGGTGAAAGCACCAGCACCTGTTCGCCCGGGCTCGGCGGCGACCAGATCGTGGCCTCGCCCGCACGGCCAGACAGCCACGGCAGGGGGCCGCTTTCGATATCGCCGATGGCGACACGGCACGTCGCACCGACGCGTTCGATTACGACGCCTTCGCGCAGCAGGTCGCCGATCAGGCGGGGAGTGTCGACAGGTTCGGCCATGCTGCGACCATGCGCGGCCCGGCAGCGGCGTCACGGGGGGCGCAATCGTAGAGACGCACTCTACGATTGCGCGTGCTCCTCCGGATCAGTCGAGGACGATGCCTGCGGCCCTAAGCGCCTGCTCGATGGCAAGAAGCCTGCGGGAACTCTCGCTGGACGCGTCCGCAACCTTTTGCAGTTGCTGGGGCATATAGGCCTCGCCCGCGGCAAATCCGGCGAAAGCAGCAAACGCTCCCTTGAGCGGAGTGCCGGTGCCGGCTGTCCAGCCGCTCTGTTCTGCGGCGATCATGCGCGGCATCACCGGGCGGACCAGCTTGAACGCCGAACCGTCGTTGACGTGTGCGCCGTGGTTGCGGGCGCTGGCTCCGGCAATCGCGAAGTCGAAGGTGCCGGAAAGACCCCGCATCCCGAGACGCAGGCGGGTCGACGCAGCTTGCGCCAGTCCGGTGATGCTGACGAGCGCCCACCTGCCGGCCAGTTCCAGCGGGATGGCCGACTGTGTCCACTGGAAGACCGGGGTTACGCCGTCGTCGGCGTACAGGTTCACCAGGAAGTTGCCTTCGACCACCTGCTCGGCGCGCATGAAGATATTCACTTCGATGAGGTCGCCAATAGCCACCGGGACCTGGATGCCGATCAGCTGGGAGCCGAGCGTGGCGCACGTACGCTCGCCGATTGGCGTCGACATCACAGTGCCCGCGGTTGCGACCGCATGAACGTGGGGGTTCCCGCTGTTTTCGCGCAGGTTGTGGTAGTCAGCGATGATGACTTCGGGAGACTTGGCCCCGGCCGTGCTGCCCAGGCGACGGACCTTGTAGCCGGTCTGACGATTGCGGAGGATGTTGCTGCCATACTTTAGCGTGATGGCGCTGTTGTCGAACGTGACCGGAAAGTCGTCGTAGACGTCGACGAAGGAGGTGCCCGCCCCGGTGAGCACGACGTAATCCTTGGCGGTAATGTTATGGGTGTAGTTCGGGCCGATGGTGAGGTGCCCGCGTGAGGTCGAGCACGCGAAGCGGTGGACGTAGTCACCACCATTGGCCTCATAGTAGTTGAACGCCACTATCACCTTCGGGCTGTTGCCGAAGGTCGCAGGCACCCGGATGTCGAGGAAGTTGTTCTGCCCCTCCAGCATGTTGGTGCAGATAAACACCGGTCCGTCGACCGATCCCTTGATGACGCCCTCGTCGGTGCCAGCCTTCCCCGCGTTCTGCTCCAGCTGGCAGTTCGTCATGGAAAGGCCAAGCAGGCGGCCTTTGGCATTGAGGATAGACTCGTTGCCGATGATGACGCAGCCATCCAGCGACAGCGACGCGAGGTTCGTCGAGAGGTCGGGATTTTCGACGGTGATCGCGTCTTTCATTCCCCGGATAGAGACGCTCCGAAGGATCGCACCGCGATCGGGACCGTCCGTGCGCGAAGAGAATCTGATGCCGTCGACCGAGCGGACCGGAACACCTGCGGCCTGACGGATGCTAATGCCGTCGACCTGCCAGTTGTCGGCCCCGTTGTCGCTCGGCCCTGAGTAGGTGCGCGACGCGCCCAAATCGAACACGCACCCGATCCCGGCGGCGGCTTCGAGCCACCCGCCTTTGCCCGCGCCACGGTTGTAGCTTCCGCCAAGATCGCCGGAGATCCGGACGCCTGGGGTCTTGAGGGTGATGGTGGAGGTGACGGGGATCGACGCCTCGGTTGCTGCGGGGATGTAGAGGGAGCGGAGGCCCTGCCTCTCGACTGCCATCGCGGCGTCCTGAAGGGAGCCATAGGCGAAGGCGCTGGGGCGGCGATCTGCGCGCCTCCACGCTCCGGTCTTGCCGGTCGGATCGCTTTCGCGAGTGATCCACACGGCGCCGAGTGGATCGGCCGCCACTTCCGCGCTGTGGTCCCCGCTCTCCCAGGTGAAAGAGCCCTCCCGGCCGCGCTGCGTCAGGAATGCGGAAAGGTTGTTCGGATCGGCCTTCCTGAGCGACGCGACCGTCGCATGCGTGTTGTTGGCTGGTCCGGCGGGTCCCCGGTTGTAGTCGTCGAAGCGCTGGACCGCGGCCTCGGCAGCCTCGTCGATCGTGGCGAGGGCAGCGGCGCCGGCGAGCGCGCCGACGAGCGCGCGGCGGGTCACGCCCTGTTCGTCGACGACCGGTACATGCTCAAGGCCCGTGGGAGCAACGAGGTCCGGGAGTTCAGAAATCTTGGCCATGGTCAGCGTCCGATGACGAGGAGGTTGATGCCGTCGATACGGCGGTCGTTCTGGTCGTCCGCCTGTACCTGAATGAGGCAGGAGGCGGCGCCGGGATTGCCTACGATCTGGGTCCACCCGTCCCGCGCCTGACTTGCCGCCGAGATGTACGGGCACGTCATGGCAAAGAGGCATCCGTTGGGGAATGCAATGGGGTATGCCACAGACACACTCGGTTCGTCGGCGAGTAGCGCGCGATAGGTCACCCACTGCACGATGAGCCCGCCAGGCAGGGTGTAGTAGCCCGAGGTGTCGAACAATTTGGCGAGCCCGCCGAACGCGGCCGGCGTGACCGCGACGTTCCCTGCGCTAGCCGCGAGCAGCTGGGCAACCGTCGCCGGCGGTACAGAGATGGTCTTGTCGGTGACCAAGGTGCCGCCGCCGAGCGCAAGACCGTCGGTGTCGATGCGGCGGGTGAGCGGCACGCGCGTGAGAATAGACGCGAGGACGTTGGTGATGCTGGCAGGCGTCAGCGCCTTGGTGGCGAGCGTGCCCGCATCCGCTTCGGCGGCGCTGGCAGCCGGGACGGTGATGGTACGGTCGGCCGAAAGATCGCCGCCGCCAATCGCCAGGCCTGCGGTGTTGATGCGGCGGCCGAAGATGGCGTTGGTGATCGCGAGAAGCCGCTGGCCCAGCGTTCGTGGCGTGACGATCCGTGCCGTATCGTCGCCGGCGTCTACCTCGGCCTGCGTCGCCAGCTCGGCCACGCCCTTGGTCTCGGTGGTGGCCGGCGGGTTGAGGAAGTTGGTGTCACCGAAGCTGAGTGCGGCCACCTGGTCGGTCGGAAAGGCGATGTCGAGCGCCAGGTGCATCTCGCTCGCGGTCGACTTTTCGAACAGCGGTGCGTCGTGGCAATAGGCGGCGAGCAGCGTGCCATCTGCGAGGAACAGCCCGAAGCCGCGGACGGTATAGGCGATGGGCTCTGCGTCGCGCAGCACCATGTGCACGACGTTGTCGCCGGCTGCCTCGCCAGAGACCGTGTCGACGCTGCGGAACTGTCCCGGCAGCCGGGTAAGCGTGGGCGCGGCCACAAAGGGCTGTGCAGTGAGCCCGACGCGGGCGACCTTCAGGTCGATCGCGTCGCCGAGCTGCGCGGCGGTGAACCGCGCCTGGCCGGCCTGGGTGATGACGAGGATGAGCTTGCTCATGGGGCGGTGTCCAGAAAGGCGCCGGCGTTGTCTTGGAGCGGCTCCCCATCTTCGGTCTGAAGATAGAAGTTCCAGGCGGGCGAAGTGTCGAAGTCGGGGGTGGCATCGGCGCGGCGCACGTCCACCAGGCGACCGGCACCCTGGATGCCGACCGCGCTGGTGAGCGCGAGCGTCTGGGCGAGGATGAAGTGCTCGCGGGTGGGCTTCACCCGCGCAACGTCGCGCACGATGGCCTCGGCGAAGGCGGCGGTAGCGCGGCGGCCGCCGGGCACGATGCCTTCGCGGGCAATCGGCAGGCGGATCTCGAAGGTGTGCGGAACCGCGCGCGGGATCGCCTGGTGCCACTCGACCAACTCGACCAGATCGTCGAAGCGGCTCAGGACCGTCTCGACGGACGCGCGCGTGCCCTTGATCCGGTGCAGCGCGATCGATTCGGCGATGGCTCGGCGCTTCTCGGCGTCGGTCCAGTCGGGATCCCAGTTGTCGACCGACAACGCCCAGCCCAACCAAGGCAGCAGATCGGCCGCGAGCGTCGCCGGATCCCATAGCTGGTCGATCGGGACGGGCACGTCACCGATGCGCGCGGTCGCCGCTTCAACCGCACGTTCGAGCCGGGTAGCGTTGGGCGGCAGCAGGCTATTCGTCATAGCCGCCGTGCGCGATGATGATCCCGGTGCACCAGGCCGCCTGGGTGGCATCGCAGACGATGTCGGCGACCGGCGACGCCAGCACGACGCGCTGCACGCCGGGGACGGTGAGGGCGGCGTACAGGCCGGACATGGTGACGTCGCGGCCGAGCAGCCGGCACTCGGCAAGGTATCCGTCGAGCTGTGCGCGCGCGGCGGTCAGCACCAGCGAGCGATCCGGCCCGGCGAAGGTGTAGAGCGTGGCGTCGATCGCGAAGTTGTGGATCTCGGCGCTGGCGACGGTGACCAGGTCGCCGAGCGGGCGAACCTCGCGTGCATTCACACGCTTGCGGACGGCGTCAAGCAGCGCTGCCGGGGCTGCGCCGTCGCCGTCGCGTGCCAGGACCGTGACCCGCACTTCACCAGGCGCCGGGGAGATGGCGCTGGCGTCGAGGACGCCGGCGTCGGCCGACTTGGCGTGGAACACATAGGCCAGCTCAGGGCCAGCGACCGAGAAGCCCTCGGGACCCAGCACCGCACGCTGGCGCAGGGACTCGTCATCTTCCTCGTCGGTCAGCCGGGCAACGCTGACCAGTGCCGCCAGGTGGTCGAGGTTGGGGCCGGTGGCATAAGCGACCATCAGCTGGCGGGCGGCGTCGTTGAAGCCCTGGCGCAGCAGCAGCTCGCGGTAGGCGACCACCTGCAGGAGCTTCACCACCGGGTCGCTTTCGACCAGCGCGTCGAAGCCGGGCAGCAGCGGGCGCAGGGTCGCGATCAGCTCGGCGAGGATCTGCTCGAACGTCAGCTGCTCGACGATCGTCGGCGCCGGCAGGCGCGACAGGTCGATGGCGTTGGAACTGGTGGCGGCGGCGGTGGACATCACCGGCCATGTCGGCGGCCGGTGGCAGCAGCGACTAGGGGGGCGCAATCGTAGAGAGGGACTCTACGATTGCGGGAAATGGTCCTTGAATCGCTACGGCCGCCAACGCCCAAGTCGGGGCGTTGGCCTTGCGTCAGCCGCTGCTGGAAAGCAGCTGGCCAGCATTGACGGGTTTAACGAGCTTGAAAGTCGCGCAACTGATCCCAGTCCTTAGCGGCGCCGCCCTCGCCACTCCCCTCTTGTTGCCACAAAACGTAGGCGCGCTCACGTAGATGCTCATCGAGAGCACGTGCCCAATATTCGTCTGCCCGCCCTTCTGGACGGCCTTCCTGTTCCCAAAGGAAGTAGGCGCGTTCTCGGACTTCTTGTTCCAAGCCGAGCATTGTTTCTGATGAGCTGCTTATCTGGTCCCCGAAGGCATGCATCTGGCCCCCACGACTGATGTGTATCCGAGCGGTGAGGCTTTGGAGTTCGGCGTTCGGGACCAGCTGCCCGTGCGCAGCGGCCTCCAAGGCCCTCTCCTGGTATTTGGCGTCGCTCGCAGGTCCACCGGATTCGTCGAGCGTGATGGGGTAAGTGTGAATGATCCGCCCATTGCTGTCCAAGACGTCAACTAAACGCTCTGCCATCACCTGCATCCTCAACTGTGTCGCCCACCGGAAACCATACCGCGCTGCACCTTGTGCGGCGAGGGCTACCGGAGGGGAGGCCCTGCCGAATTGTAGCCACCCTAGCTGCCGCGTGGGCCGCTTTGCCCCATGTCGTGGCAAAAATTCAATTGCGTCAGTTGCTGAATGCTATCCCGCCGTTCCCACGCGCCACGGCAGTCCAGGCAGCCGGGTCATGTCACGCTTGCAACGCAGACAAACGCTCGTGAAGTGGCCACGATCCCATCTGTTGAGCGACGGATCAGGGATGTGCCTTCCGAGGATTTGATGAAGCAGGTCAAACATTGGCGTTTCTTTCAGAGCGCGGTTGGACCAACCGCAGCGTTCTGCGGGAGCCTTCCATTATTTTGAAATCCACGTCGCACCCTGTGCATCGGTGCCAGGAGGCCGGACTAGGCACCCCTACTTGAGGCCCACGGCATACGCGTTACTGGGCCGGTGAGGACACGCTCGCCGTAGACTCGGGCGATAGTCGCTGCACCCTCCATGTTCATGAAAACGACGCGTGTGCCGCTCGGCTGCAACGGTTCGATCGCGCTGATCTGGACGCTGTGCTTGGCCGACATCGCCGTCACCTCTGCAACGGTCGCGTCGATGTTCAGCGCGCGCGACATGGGATCCGGTCCCGTAGCGTCGCGACTGTCGCTGAGCGCTCCTGATGGCGAGCACCCACGTCCGAGCTACGTGAGGCAGTTGCTAGAATGGGAGGACGTTTAGGCATGCCGACTCCGCGTCAGAGCGGGAGCGCAAGCATCTCTCAGTCGCATCCTTGCTCGTGAACGAAGCGGAGCGATGGCTTCTATATGGGCGGCGGCCGCTATCCTCGCAAGTATCGCGTGCGTCGGACCTGGCGATCGCACCAGAAATCGGCAACGGAGTGGAAATCGTGCAGCCTTGGTTGGGCAATGTGCTATGATGTGCCATCGTGCGCACCGCTCTGAGCAATCGCACGGCAGAGAGTTTCGTGCTCGCGCTCGAATGGAGCCAGATCATGGATATCAACTATTTACTTCGCCGTGAGCAGCAATCGCTTGCCCGCGCTAAGTCGTCTCCGTCGCGAGCAGCCCGGGTTGCCCATCAGGCGTTCGCCGAGGCGTACGGAAGATTGCTAGTCAAGAGCAGCTACCCGCACAATCGCTTCCAAACGGACGATGAACGGGCGCTGCTGAGAGAAGATCGAGAACGCAGATCGATAGAACTCGCCAGCTCGCAAGACGATGGAGGGCCTGCGGCCCCTTCTGAGTTGGCGACCTAAGCGGGGTTTAGCTCTTGGGCGCTGTCGCTTGTAGGCAGCGTATCAAGAGTCGCGACGATAGCGTCGAAGCTGCCACACTCCTGAACGGGGAAAACCCGCTCCAGACAGCTTCCGACCCCATCGAGGTCTCGCCGCGTCAGAAACGCGACGGCCACAATTTTCTGAGGCAAAGATTATCTCCGATCAGGGAGGTAACAAGCGGCGCCACAGATCGAGCCGTCGCGAGTCACTTTTAAATCGTCAGGCTCCAAGGCGGAAAACTTGGTGGCGTCGCCCGCCAGCGATTACAGGTGAACCTCAGCCCGGACAGGATGTATCGGACCATCAACCACCACGTGATGAGGCTTTAATTGCATCAGAATAGTATGTTCCCCGACCGTGATTTTTAGATCCAGCCCAAGACTCAGATCTATAACATCTTCCGGAGGAATGGCTTTGAACGGTGCGCTCAACATGTGGTGACCCTCATCTGAGCGAGAGTGCAAAATGACTCTCAATCTTCCCCTTGCTCGATCCAACAGGGTGATCTGGCGAACATAGCATCCGCCAAGCGTGATTACATCCCCTCCGAGGATGCGGGGCTTCTAAAGCTGCATTACCTCGGGTTCGCCCGCCCCGCTAAACTGCTCACTCAGGAGATCACGCGCCGTCCACCAGTGACGTAAGCAGCGCATCCAGCACCATCATGCGATCGGCCTCACTGAAGCCAAGCAGCGTGCGGCGCGCGTAGCGCACCGGCTTGGCCTTCTCGGCCGGCTTGTCGATCAGGCCGTGCTGGTGGATGCCGGCGACCCGCGCCGCCTGGCCGGTGAATCCGACCCATGCCTCGGTATCGCTGGCATCGGCGCGCAGATACCGGGCGCATGCCAGTTTGCGGAACATCGCGGCCCGGCGAATGTGCCCCTTGCGGCGCAGCTTGCCGGCGGCGGCGTTCTGCATTCCCGGCTCCAACGGAAGGTAGCGATCGACCTTATCGCGGTGGAAGGATCGGATGCCGCCCGCCTCGATGTCGAAGCCCGTCATCAGCGGGCCATCCCAGACCCAGCTCTTCATGAGGACTTCGCGCGGATTCGGGTCGCCCTTGGGGTAGAGGAAGCGCACCGTGTAGGTGCCGCGCGTGGGTTCCGGACGCTTGCGGCGCGGGGCGAACGGTGCCCCGTCCGGATCCTGCTGACGTGCGATGCGGGCGCGCTGGCTCGCCTGCACCTTCTTCGCGACCGACCGCAGCAGCCGGCGCCGCGCGTTCGCGTCGACGTTGCGCAGCAGCGCGCCGGCAAGCTGCTCGATCTCGACCAGGTCGTCGCTCATGGCGTGGCGTCGTTCGCCTCGGCGATCAGCGCCTCGACCAGCGAGACACCACAGACGCCGGGGAAGGCATCGGCGATAACCGGCTCGTCCAGGTGCCGCGTCGACCATTCCCGCGTGCCGGTGCGATCGACCAGGACGTTCTCGGTCAGCTCGATGTTGATCGAGACGTCGGCGCTGTTGGCGTCGAGCAGTTCCGATTCAAATTCGAACGGCTTGTACGGCGGCTTGTCGAGCAGGTCGGGCTGCTGTTCCGCTACCCAGGCGAGGATCGGCACCATCAGTGCGTCGACCTCGCCGGTATAGCCCTCGACCACGACGTTGAGCGTGTAGCCGTAGGTGAAGGCGAGGTTGCGGCCGCGGCGACAGGTGACGCCGCCGCGATCGATGAACAGCTGCAGCTTCTCGGGCTGATCCTTCAGCGCGGTGGCGAGCAGCAGACGGCGCAACCCCTCGGGCTTCTTCACCGGCATGCCTCAGGGTCGTGCCAGCGGATCAGGCGCACCAGCTGGTCGCCGCGGTCGCGCAGGGCACGCGCCATGCGGATCGCGGCCGAGCGGACGCCGGCCGGCATGGTCGCCTGGGCGTCGGTGGGGAAGCCGGCGGGCTGTTCGGGACAGCGCAGCAGCTCGGCCGGCGGCGTGTCGCGGATCTCGACCGCCACCGGCACCGGCTGCGGTACCGGAACTTCAACGGCTCGGTGCGCGCAGCCCGGCAAGGTCATTAAGAGCAGCGAACCAAGCGCGATCGACGTGACCCGTGCCGTCCGGCTGTGCTTCGACTTCGGCATTTGCGATCTCCATTCGTTCGGTAGCGGCCTTGGCGGCTTCGGCCGCGACGCGCGCGAGGCGGGCATCGGCGAGCAGTTTGCCGTCGTGTTCGAGCATGGCGCGCGCCAGGCGCTCGGCAGTGGCGCGGTCGGTCTCGCCCTTGAAGGCGACGGCGAGGTTGATGGCCGTGCGGCAGCGCTGGCCCTCGGCGAAGGTGACGGTCACCGGCTTGCCCGCCGTGTCGGTGCGTTGCTCGCTGCCGCCGGCGTAAGGCGCACCGGCGCCGGCGCAGGTGACATCGATCCATTGCGCATAGCGGTCGCGGGCTCGGTCCGCCTCGGCCCACTGGACGTAGATCCATGCGGCGGCGGCGCCGAGCGCGAGCAGGGTGAGCCACTCGCGGGCGCGGGCGAGCTTCGTGAGAGCGGCTGCGATCATCACGGATCCTTTCGGGGGCTGAAGCCGCGCAGGCAGATCGCGCGCTCGCGCTCGCGGCGGTTGACCAGGCCCTGCACGACACGGCCGCCGGCCTTGTTCCACAGGACCAGGGCGCTGCAGCCCTCCGTCCAGCGCTTGGCGCGGAAGTGGCGGGCTGCGGTCGACGCGCAGAACTTCGGCCCGCCGATGTTGTAGGCGAGGGACACGGCGGCGGGCGCCTCGCGCTCGCGGCCGTAGAGCTGGGGTACGCAGGCGATGACTTCCTCGGCATGCGCGATCAGCTCGCGCTCCAGCATCGCGGTGCACTGCGCCTCGGTATAGCGCTGGCCGATCCGGATGCCCTTGGTGATGCCGTCGCAGGCGGTGGGCACGCGGACGATGTCGAGATAGGCGTCGAGGTACTGGCGGCCGGCGACATGGCGGATCTGCACGTCGCCGGCCGGCGTGACGCCCGCTTCGACGGTGCGCCCGCTTTCGAAGAACGGCGTCACCGTGAACAGCGCGACGGCGCCGAGCGTCGTGCCGATCACGCCGGCGAGGGTGCGCCGCTTGGGCGCCGGGGCGGGGTTGCGCGTGTCGGTCACGGCTTGTCCTTTCGAGCGGGGAAGAAGCGGTCGCGGATCATGGCCGGCAGGCCGGCGATCACGTCGGCCGCGCTGGCGATGAAGCGCGGCGTGGACTTGAAGGCGACCATGCCGGCGCTGAAGCCGATGCCCTGCAGCACGAAGGGGTCGAAGGCGTAGAGCGCGCCGATCCCGCGCTGGGCGAACCAGCTGACGGTGGTGCCGGCGGCGAACTGGATGCAGCGCTCCGACCAGGTCAGCCCCTTCTCATGGGCGAGGCTGACCGCGGCGCCGAGCGCGCCGGGCGACAGACCCGCGAGGAAGGTCAGGAAGGAATCGAGGATGTCGGGCAGCTTGGACATGGTCAGTCCCAGAAATCGAGGTACTGGCGCTCGACCGGCGCGGCCTGCGCGGCGGGCGGGACGATGACGGCGGTGCCGGTCGGCAGGACCGCGCCCAGCGCGGCGAGGCCGGGGTTGGCAGCGAGGACGGTGCCAAGCGCTTCCGGGCCGAGCGCCCGTTCGCGGTGCAGAAGCTGGTCGAGCGTATCGCCCTGGCGCGCGTGGATGACGTCGGCCATCAGATCAGCTCGACGGTGGCGCGGGTGGTGCCGAGGATGTCCCGAATGGCGTGGACGGCATCGCGGCGCAGCTCGCCGATTGACGGATCCAGCGCGGCAGCATCCCGGTCGCCGGCGGCGGTGGTGTCGAGATCCCGATGGCGCTCGATCAGCTCCAGTTTGGTCAGGGCGCCGACCGCACGCCGGAAGGAGATGACCAGGCGGCTTTCGCCGTCGAACTTGCGCGCGGGCACCTCGCCGAGCGAGGCGTAGCCCGCAGCGATCTGGCGCATCGCCCAGACGCCGAGCTGGTTGTCGACGGAGATCAGCGCCTCAAGGATGGCGGCGCGCAGCCGTTCGGGTGTGACCTTGGCAAGGTCGCCCAGGCGATGTTCGCGCCGCAGCTGGGCGGGATCGATTGCGGGGTACCAGTCGTCGTCTATGACCGTCTCGACGGTGACGACGGGATCCGGAACGACCGAGCTGATGCAGCCGAAGCCGTTCATGCGAGCAACCGGGCGAGAAAGGCGGTGGGGGTGGGCGACATCCGGGGTCCTCGAAAGAAACGGGGGTGGGGATCGGAGAATCGCGGCCCTCAGCCCGAAGGCCCTCCCGCGTCTTGCGATCCGCCCCCGAGCGCCGGGGGGCGAGCTGGTTAGCCGGCAGTGCCGGCGGAATCAGGTTGCGGCGTCGCTGCCTGAATGGCCTTCTCGACACAGCGGATGGTGGTCTTCACGCCGACGCGGTCGTTGAGCTTCTGCGCTTCCTGCAGCGCCGCAAGCGCCTGGCGTAGGAGCGGCAGCGCCACAGTGCCTGCCTCGGCCGCGGCGCGCGCGGTACGGTCCAGCTCGCAGCCGATCGCCTTGAACAGCTTGGCGCGCACCGGGTCGTGCATGTCGATTGCGACGGTGAGTTCATCTACGCGCTCCAGCACGGCGAGGTCGAAAGGTTCGCCGGAGGCCTGTGCCTTGATTGCGGCCTCGGCGACTTCCTCAACGATCAGCGTCGCAGCGTCGCGTTCGTAGCGCTGGGGCATCGGCACGTTGTGGTGCAGGACATGCTCGATCAGCGGCATGGCGCCGGCGAAATCGCGCACGTCGATCCGCCAGACCATGATGGTCGGCAGCACGTCGCCGGATGCACCGGCACCAGCCTTGGTCGCACCGGTAAGCAGCCCTTCGACCCAGGGGGTATATTCCGGCAGCATCTCGCGCTTGGCGGCGATCTTCAGCGAGATCGCCTTGATCTGCTTGAGCCGGCGGAGATCGTGCGCAAGGCGCATCGCGATCTGGGCAGCGGCGGTCGACGCGGCGCGGTCGAGGGAAGGGGGCGCCACCGCCGGCAATGCGGCGGTGGCGGTACCGCCCCCATGCGGAAGGGTCGCGGCTTGTGCGGCCAGGATGCGTGCCTGGTGGCGTCGAGCGAGGCTCATTGCGACTTTCCGGATGGGAGCGGATCAGGTGCGGGCGAAGCGGCCGATCAGGCCGGCTTCTTGCCCAGAACGATATTCTCGACGAGCGCGGTCATGCCGTAGTCCTCGACCACGTAGCTCTCGTTCACCGACTGATAGTCGGCGATCTGCTCGTCATCGGGCTCGTCGCGCAGCTGGCGGCGGCGGCTGCCCTCCTGCACATAGATCGACAGGTTATCGAGGCGGGTGACCAGCAGCGCGTCGGCCGGGAAGAACGGCACCATGACCGCGGTCTTGCCACCCAGCTGCTTGGGCAGGGTCAGGATGCGGTTGCGCGCCTCCACCTCGGTCGGCGTGTTGCCGGCGGTGTTGATGAAGTTCGAGAAGTGCGCATGGACCAGGTCGCGGCCAACGATCACGACCAGGTCGGTGTCGTCGCGGTTCCATTCGTCGAGCAGCTCGGTCGCGGCGTACACCAGCGCGTCGACGTTGGCGAAGTCCGCATTCGCCTCGTCTGCATTGCTGCCATCGGAGTTGACCAGCACGACGTCGTCGCCAGCAGCAACGTAGATCGCCTTCGTCGCGCCCGTGGTCAGGTCGCCGTCGGACAGCACATGTTCCGGCGCAAAGGTCCGGATCTTGTAGAGCCAGCCATAGTTGACGTCCTGTAGCAGCGGGAACGCCTCCAGGTCAGTGTTCTCGGCGCAGGCGACGCCGTTCCAACCGATCATGATGCGGTCGCGGCCATGCTGCTTGACGATGACATCGCCCACCAGCTTCTGAAACTCGGGCTTGTGGCGCCACTGGTCGAGCTTTGCGTAGCGGATAGCGACGTCGCTGTGCGTGATCTCGCAGCGATACTTGCCGCGGTCGCCGGTGTCGGTCGGATCGGTGGCGATGCGGCGCTTGCCCGTCTTCGGGTCGGTGCGCGTGCGGCTCGCGATCGGGCGGGTGACGCCCACGCCGACCTTCTCGCCTTCCTGAGCGATGACGGGCACGACGTTGATCTTCTGCAGGAACTCGCTGGAGAGCTGGATCACCTCTTCCAGCTTCTGCTCGATCGCAGGTGCGACCGAGAACTTGACGGTGGTGTCGGTGACGCCGTTCAGCTTCGCCACCTGGGCGAGCAGGCCGTTGAACAGCGGGCGGGTCTGATTATGCATGGGAGGCTCCGGGGAAAGACGCAGGCGGGTGGGGCGGTGGGTTCGGCCGAGCTGGCGATCAGAAGTCTGTTAGGATCTGCGCACCGCCGCCGGTCGAGGGCTGGCGCGAGAACTGCTGCGGTGCCTCGGTTGTCTCCAGCTTGCCCTTCACCGAGGACAGCTCGGTCTGGATGCTCGCGATGATGGCGTTGACCGGCGCGAGTGCTGCGGTGAGCGCCTGCGACATCGTCTCGCCCATCGCGGTCGCGAACGCCTGCAGATCGTTGTCATTGGCGGGCTCGGGCGGCTCGGCCTGCTTGTCATCGGACTTGGCGAACTTGGCCGCGAAGCTGTCGAACATGCCCTTCAGCGACGACACCAGGCCGGTCGGATCGGCCGCGTCGTCCAACTCAATCGAGGCCTCCTCGGCGGCGGTGAACAGGTTCGCCTTGTCCTGCTTGCGCGCGGCAAAAGGATTGGCATCGCCCTTGCCGGCGGCGAACTGGAGCATCTCGGTGCCGAGGCTGGCCGGGTTGTCGGTGACCGCCAGACCGACGAGGCCGGCCTTGCCGCTGCCGCCGAAGTTCGGCGAGATCTCGCAGCTGGTGAACAGCTTCTGCTTGGCGCGGTTGACGGACAGCAGCTGGTCGTTGGGTTCGAGCTGGGCGAGTAGCGCCAGGCGTTTTTCCGTCTTGCCAGCGATCGACAGCTCGATCTCTTCCGTCTTGAGCGCGGAGACCGTGCCGTAGTTGTTGAACGGCGGCTCGGGGCTGTAGCCGCGCAGGTGCTCGCAGTTGATGCAGGCGGTATAGGTCGCGGGATTGTACCCGGCGGCCATCTGCTCGATCCAGTCGCGCTCGATCACGCGTCCATCGGTCGTGCCGCCCTCGACGGCGATGCGGAAGAACTTGCTCTTGGTGGCCATGGCGGTGCGGTCCTCGGGGTCGGTTCGATGCTGCCGGGACATCGCCGGCCGTTTGCGAAGCCGAACAGGGACCGAAGGCGCGCCGCTTCTCAAGCGTGCGCAATCGTAGAGACGCACTCTACGATTGCCGGCGCTCCGTTCAGGCGATCAGGCGTGGCTAGGCTCGCGCCACCATGTCGATCCTCGCCAATCCGCTCGCCCTGCATGCCGACCCGCTGACACTGCCGGTCGAGGACCGCCGGCGCGCGGCGCGCAGCCTGTACTGGCGCGGGTGGGAGGTGAGCCAGATCGCCGAGGAACTGCAGGTGGCGCGCACCACCGTCCAGTCGTGGAAGGATCGCGGCAAGTGGGACGACGTGCCCAGCATCCGCCGGCTTGAGGACTGCCTCGAAGCGCGCTGGATGGTGCTGATCGCCAAGGAAAAGAAGACCCCCGGCGACTTCAAGGAGATCGACCTGCTCGGCCGGCAGGTCGCGGCGCTGGCGAAGGTCCGCCGCTATGAGGAACCGGGCGGTCACGAAGGCGACCTGAACGAGCGCGTCGCCAACCGGAACCGGGGCGAGCGCAAGCCCAAGGCCAAGCCGAACCACTTCACCGCCGAACAGGCCGCCGAGCTGAAGGAAATCTTCCTCAAGCAGCTGTTCGGGTACCAGGAGACGTGGTGGGCGAACCTGTCGCGCCGCGCGCGGATGATCCTGAAGTCGCGCCAGATCGGTGCGACCTATTATTTCGCGTTCGAGGCGCTGATCGACGCGATCGAAAGCGGCCGCAACCAGATCTTCCTGTCGGCGTCCAAGGCGCAGGCGCACCAGTTCCGCAACTACATCATCGGCTTTGCCAAGCTGGTCGGCGTCGACCTGAAGGGCGACCCGATGCTGATCACCAGCGCGCTACGCCCCGAGGGCGAGGGGGCGGCCGAGCTCCACTTCCTGGGTACCAACTTTCGCACCGCGCAGGGGCGCTCCGGCAACTTCTATTTCGACGAGTTCTTCTGGGTCCACGGGTTCGAGGAGCTGAACAAGGTCGCCTCGGGCATGGCGACCCACAAGCACTGGCGGAAGACCTATTTCTCGACGCCATCGACCGTGGCCCACCCGGCCTATCCGTACTGGACGGGCGAGCGCCGGAACCGCCGGCGCAAGAAGGAAGACCGCATCGAGATCGACGTCAGCCATGCCGCGCTGAAGGATGGCAAGCTGTGCGAGGACAGCATCTGGCGCCAGATCGTCACGGTGCAGGACGCGATCGACAAGGGCTTTGACCTGGTCGACCTGGACGAGCTGCAGGACGAATATGCCGAGGACGAGTTCGCCAACCTGTTCGGGTGCGTGTTCGTCGACGACAGCCTGTCGGCATTCCGGTTCAACGACCTGGTCAAGCTCGGCTGCGACAGCCTGGTCGACTGGACCGACTTCGATCCCGAGGCGGCGCGGCCCTATGGTCACCGCGCGGTCTGGGCCGGCTATGATCCGCAGAACAGCGAGAATGGCGACAATGCCGCGCTGGCGATCATGGCGCCGCCGGCGTTCCCCGGCGGGCCGTTCCGGATCCTCGAACGCCACCAGCTGCGCGGGCTCGACTTCGAACAGCAGGCGGCGTTCATCCAGTCGGTGCTGTCGCGCTACACCGTGACCTATCTGGGCATCGACGCGACGGGCGTCGGCGCCGGCGTCCACCAGTTGCTCGCCAAACCCGAGACCGGGATCCGCGGCGTCACCAAGATCGAATATTCGCTCGAAGTGAAGGCGGCCATGGTGATGAAGGCGCAGAACGTCGTGCGCCGCGGGCGCCTGGCGTTCGACAGCTTCTACCTCGACATCGTGTCGTCGTTCATCTCGATCAAGAAAACGCTGACCACCAGCGGGCGCAACGTCACCTTCAAGGCGGGGCGCGGCGGCGACGACGGCCATGCCGACATCGCGTGGGCGATCATGCACGTCCTCATCAACGAGCCGCTCGACGGCAAGGAAAAGCCCAAGGGCTCCATGGAGATCATCGAATGAGCAAGCGGAGCGCGCGGCGGATGTCGCGGCACGAGGCAAGCGCCGCGTCGGCCGGCGCGGTCGAGCCGGCGGCGGCCGAGCGCAGCACCGACGTCGAGGCCTTCAGTTTCGGCGATCCGGAGGCCGTGCTCGATCGCCGGCAGCTGCTCGACATGCTGGAATGCTACCACAACAACCGCTGGTACGAGCCGCCGATCTCCCGCGACGGGCTCGCTCGGTCGTTCCGGGTGTCGCCGCATCATAGCTCGGCCATCATCTTCAAACGCAACCAGCTGGTTGGGTCGTTCATCCCGTCGCAGTGGTTGAGCCGTACCGTGTTCGCCAAGCTGGTGCAGGACTATCTGGTGTTCGGCGACTGCTATGCGGTGAAGGTGCGCAGCCTGTCGGGCGCGACGATGCGGATCGACTATGCGCCGGCGAAATACACTCGGCGCGGGATCGAGGCTGAGCGGTTCTTCTATGTTCCGGGCGCGCAGCCGGAGAGCGAGTTCGACCGCGGCAGCGTGGTTCAGCTGATGCAGCCCGACGTGAATCAGGAGATCTACGGCGTGCCGGAGTATATCTCCGCGCTCCAAGCGGCGCTGCTGAACGAAGCGGCGACGCTGTTTCGCCGTCGCTACTATCTGAACGGCGCCCATGCCGGCTATATCATGTACGCGACCGGCGACATCGACGCGAACGACACCGACAAGCTGAAGGAAGCGATGCGCGGCGCTAAGGGCCCAGGCAACTTCCGGTCGATGTTCGTGCATGCGCCCAACGGCAAAGAGAACAGCATCAAGATCATCTCGATTGCGGAGGCGGCAGCGAAGGACGAGTTCCTTGGCATCAAGAGCGCGACGCAGGCCGACGTCATGGCGGCGCATCGCGTGCCGCCCCAGCTGCTCGGCATCGTGCCGGCACAGGGTTCCGCGTTCGGCAACCCGACCGATGCGACAGCGATGTTCCGGCGCAACGAGATCAAGCCGCTGATGGCGGTGTTCCTCGACCTGAACGACGCGGTGGGCCTGCCCGCCGTCGCATTCGAAGAGGAAGAGGCGGCGCAGGCCGCGTGACCAGCTACCCCGCCGGGCTTCGGCCTGGCGGGGGTTTTCCGGATGGCAGTCCGGCAAACCGACGAAATCCAGCTCGCCACGACCAACGGCCATCGGCCGTCCCGCACCCGGCATGTCGCCGGGCGGGAACCCCATAAGGCGAGCTTTTTACCCGTGTATCCAACAAACGTACGTCCCGTAGCACCCGCAGCCGGCTACATCGGCGGCAAGCGCAATCTTGCGTCCCGGCTGACCGCGATCATCGCCCAGGTCGAGCATGACGGTTATGCCGAGCCGTTCGTCGGCATGGGCGGCATCTTCCTGCGCCGCCGGTCGCGGCCGAAGGTCGAAATCATCAACGACGTGTCGGGCGATGTCGCCACGTTCTTCCGTCTGCTGCAGCGGCACTATCCCTACTTCCTCGACATGCTGCGATTCCGTGTGGCGAGCCGCAACGAGTTCGAGCGGCTGAAGGCGCAGGCGCCCGAGACGCTGACCGACCTCGAACGGGCGGCGCGGTTTCTCTATCTCCAGCGCCTGGCGTTCGGCGGCAAGGTGAACGGGCGGCATTTTGGCGTTTCCCGGCAAGGCAACGTGCACTTCAACGTCACCAAGCTGGAGCCGATGCTGGCCGACATTCACGACCGCTTAGCAGGCGTCGTGATCGAGCAGCTGGGCTATGCCGAGTTCATCCGCCGCTATGACCGCGCCGGCATGCTGTTCTATCTCGATCCGCCTTACTGGGGTTGCGAGACCGACTATGGCCAGGACGTGTTCGGCCGGGCCGACTTCGCGGCGCTGGCCGACCAGCTCGCCGGCATCAAGGGCAAGTTCCTGCTGTCGATCAACGACACGCCCGGTGCGCGCGAGGTGTTCGGGCGGTTCCACCAGGTGCAGCTGCCGGTGACCTATACGGTCGGGGCAGGGGCGGCGAAGCAGGTCAGCGAGCTGGTGGTGGCGAACTTCGATGCGACCGCGCTATGCTCGCGGCGTGAGGCGGCCAACAACAACTGA